TACCTGGTGAAACACTTAATGAAGAATATGAATTCTATCCAATACATTGGAAACAAGATAGAGAAGCTATGAAGAATGGCGATTGGACAGGATATACGGGTATTCCTATGCAAGATTTTGCTGTCTTCCCACCAGGAATTAGAGATAGAACAAGAGATCAGCTTATTGGTAGTGATGTATGGATTTCTAAATGGAGACGCCATATGACTCAATTTGCCAAGAAAGCATCTAAAGGATCACTTCCAAGTGATTGTAGCGATTTGTATTCACAGATCCGTGGACTAGAAGGTAATGTTCCAAAGGACTTCGACTGGACAGATCCCCTTATTTCTTCTTAGAAGAATACAAATTAGCTATTTACTTTTTCCCTCAACTATGATAGTATTATATTATGATAAAATTTAATCGATATGATTTCGACCAAGAATGGCTTATTGACCGTGCTCGAACTGAGTTTCTAAAACGGCAAACAAATAAGTCAGCAAAAACTGATACTCGTAGTATTGAGCGAATCTTTGCTGATTTTGTTTATGGTCATGTCGCAGAAATATTTCTTATGGAGAAATATGGCTTTCTTGATGATAAGCGTAAATATCAAGATGTAAAAACACCCAAGCCTCCACACTATCCAGTTGCAGTTAAAGTTACTGAAAACGAGTATTATATCGAAAAACAAGGAAAGTATCCTTCATGTTTAAAGCGTTGGGCTACTGAAAAACTTACTATTGATGCTCGTCATGGTGAGGGATCCTGGCCTGAACTTCTTTGTGTATTTACAGCTAGTAGAAAAACTTTTGACTATGAACATTACGGGAATTACAAATGGGACAAGCAGCGAACACGATTTATTCCAGAATCGAATCTAGACTCGATGTTCTTCAACGCTTAATGGAAAACCAAATGCATATTAAGAGTGTTGATAGTGTAAACAAGGCTCTTGGCGATCTTGGTAAATATCGTCAATATATGAATGATGAACAGGCGGATTTTGTAGATTGTGCAAGATTTGCCAAAGATGAACAAATGGAGTGGAAATGAGTGGTAAAAGCGAAGATAGGCATTCAGTTGATGTCTTAAAAGAATGCATTGAATTGCAAATTCGTAAGGGTAGGGATTATCAAAATCCTAAGTCTAGAATTACACAGTCAATGCACTATCCTCGTGGTTGTGCTACCATTCTGGATATTATGCAAGGTAAAATGATTCGTATGTATTCAGTTATGGAAGCCATTGAACATGATCCGGATTATGAGCCTAACTTTGAAAGCATTGAAGATTCAGCAATGGATCTTATTAACTATGCTAGCTTCTTTGTATCATATGCCCGTGGTAAAATGGACGGCCAAGAAGGTTTAGATTGGTTGGGTCGTAAAAAATGATGATGCGAGTTGAAGATATCCGTAATCGGTTTAAAGACCAGCTTCGTAATGAATTATTTGTTGCTGACAAGACCGGTGTAAAAACCATTGAACTTATTGGTGCTAGCTTTTTAGCTGATGAGCCATTAATCTTTGGTGCAGTTAATGAAGACTATGTCCAAAGAGAATTGGACTGGTATAAAAGCAAAAGTCTTTATGTTAAAGATATTCCTGGTAAGACTCCTACAATATGGGAACAGGTTGCTGATAAAGACGGTAAGATCAACTCAAATTATGGTTGGGCCATCTGGTCTAAAGAAAATGGCGAACAATATTTTAAAGTATACCATGAGCTTGCTTATAATCGTGACAGTCGTCGTGCTGTTATGATTTACAATAGGCCATCAATGCATGTAGACTATTGTGCAAATGGTATGTCCGATTTTATGTGTACTAATGCAGTTCAATATTTGATTAGAGATGATGTATTAGAAGTTGTAGTTCAAATGAGATCCAATGATGTTGTATTTGGCTATCGTAATGATTTTGCTTGGCAGAATCATGTTGCAGAGTTACTACGTAATTCTCTTCGTTGCCATTCTACAAAAATAATTTGGAATGTTGGATCACTTCACGTATATGAAAGGCATTTTGATCTTGTCAAGTAATTGGGATAAGCGTTATCTCGATATAGCAATTCAGATTGCTAGTTGGAGTAAAGATCCATCAAAACAGTGTGGTGCTGTTTGTGTTGGAGACAATGGACAAATCTTATCTCAAGGATATAATGGGTTTCCTCGTGGTGTACTTGATAGTGAGGAAAGACTCAATGATCGGCCTACGAAATATAAATTTATTGTACATGCTGAACAAAATGCAATATACAACGCAACATTAAATGGTTCTTGTCTTAAAGGATCTACAATGTATGTTTATGGTTTACCAGTTTGTAATGACTGTTGTAAAGGAATTATCCAGGTTGGAATAAAAAAAGTAGTAATGCCAGCAATTAAACATGAAGTATCACCAAAGTGGAATGAAGCCTGGATGATTTCAGAAACTATGTTTAATGAAGCTGGCGTAGAAATTGTTTACGTTTGAGCCTACTCTGCACCCTGCAGCCAACGCTCTAAAACTGAAATAAGGAGGGTCTTATGAAGAAGATTCGTGTAGCAATTGTTGGAGCCGGTAATTGTTCCAGCGCCCTAGTTCAGGGTATTAATTATTACCGTCATAATAAATCAAATGAAGTTCCTGGTGTTATGTATCCCGTTATTGGTGGCTATGGTGCTACTGATATTGAGGTTGTAGCCGCATTTGATGTTGACGAACGAAAAGTTGGCAAGCCATTAGGTGAAGCTATCTTCGAACAACCCAACAATACAAGAGTATTCCATACGGATATTGATGATGATGTCACAGTCCAAATGGGTATGCCCCTTGATGGTGTTGCCAAACATATGAGTGATTATCATGATGAAGTCAATTTTAAGATAAAAGATTGTCCTCATGCTGATGTAACTCGTATCTTAAAAGATCGTAAGGTTGATTTGGTTATTAACTATCTTCCAGTTGGATCTCAAAAGGCAACTGAATTCTATGTCAATGCAGCTCTTCAAGCAGAAACTGCATTTCTAAATTGCATTCCAGTATTTATTGCTTCTGATCCTAAATGGGAGAAGCGATTTATTGATGCAGGATTACCTATTGTAGGTGATGATATGAAGTCCCAATTTGGTGCTTCTATTCTGTCTCAAATTCTTCAAGAGACTCTTTTTAATCGTGGTCATAGTGTGGCTTTCCACCAACAATTGAATGTGGGTGGTAATACCGATTTTGCAAATATGATGGACCAATCTAGACTGGCATCTAAGAAAGAGTCTAAAGAGAATGTTATTCGTTGTCAGAATGATATTCGTGGTATTCCAGTTCCAAAAGATGGAATTTATGCTGGACCCAGTTCCTTTATTCCATATCTTAAAGATAATAAGATTGCCTATATTAAGGTAGAGGCTGAAGGTTTTGGTGGAGCGCCAGTTGAAATTGATTGTAAACTATCTGTCCAAGATAGTCCGAATTCAGCAGGTGTTGTAATTGATGCTATCCGATTCTTGAAGGTAGCTCGTGAAATGGGAGTTGTTGGTTCTCTTCGTGGTCCTTCAGCTTGGACTCAAAAGACTCCTCCCGAACAAATGACAATTGAAGATGCAAAGGCGGAATGTGATGCCCTCTCGGAAAGACAACTTACTGAATACACCTCAGCCCAGCTCGGTAGCTAATGTGATTAATATTCCTCTTGCCCATGATATTGATTTTCATGATGGTGATGATGGTGATGAAAAACCCCTCATAAATACTTTTGATATTGATGGGGTTATCTGGATGGGTGATGATTTTACTGGTGTTTGGCCAGGTCCAGAAGACATCATTATTACTGGAAGATCTATAACACAAGCCGAAGAAACTTTAGGTATGCTACATTCGCGTGGTATATTTAATCAAGTCTTCTTTAATCCACTTCGCAGATCAGATCCTACATATTCTAGAGAAGCAAGTGGTAAACACAAAGTTAATATTTTGAAAATGCTATTGACTTGTTATGATATTGGTGTTCATTTTGAAGATGATCCAGTTCAAATTAATGAGCTCAAGAATGCAAATTTAGATATTAACATTGTCCATCTTCAACATACGTTAACTGTCAAATGAAAATCGATTGGAAGAAAGCCTTATCGAAAGGCTGGAAAGAGTCTAAGAAATATGGCAATATAGAAGGTCCAGAAAAATGGGCCCTCTATGTTGTTCTATTCTTTGTGATCTTTTTTAGCGTTGGTTACTGGTATGACAATTAAATATAATTACGACTGGTGGTTATACGATAAAGAGATAATGCAAGACTTTAATTGGTTTCTATATAAAATCAATCAAAGAGCTTGTATTAATCTCGGTTACCTAGATGAGACCTATGATGAAGTTAATCGCTTCGGGGAGGTGGATTATGGTCTAGGGAGGGATGTTGAATACTTTCATCCAACTATTACATTGGATGATAGAATGAGATATATCGGCCAGGTTATTGCCCAAGCTGATATGTCTCTATTCAACATTCTAGGTAACACTATCATTTCGCATTTTTATGGAGCACGTGGTGTACACCAAACAGTTACAGGGTCTAATGATCCTACTAACTGTTGGGTGGACTTTGATCGTGTTGAAAGAAATGATCAAGAATATATTCAATGGTTAAGAGAAACTGTTGAACACGAAACTAAAGTAAATAAGAAACCAGTATGGGGAACTACCGAACTTCACACAGCCATTCAAGGAAGTTCTAGAAATTTTTGTAGAGAAAAATACGAAGATCCTGAAAGGCCTTTCCATACAACAGATGTTATTGAGTGGGTTGCTAGTTTTAAAACTATTGGTTTAGCTGATAAACTATTACATAAAGCTATTCATATCAAACACGCATATAATGAACTTACCAAGTTAAAAGGAATTGGTGAATATTATGGTTTCCATTGTGGTGCAAGTACAAGTGTATTACCACAAACGAGATATCACCATGACCAAAGATTTGTAGCACCTGGACCTGGAGCAAGATATACCATTAAACTTATGTGGCCTGATGCTCCTGCTAAATATTATGATGAAGCCATTTATTTCCTAAGAGAAAATGGAGATGAAATTGGTCTTACTGATAATGTGCATTTTCATCCTAAAGCTTATAATATTGATAATATATTTCAATTTCCGCAAGATGGATTAAAATATTATGGCACTGAAGTTGTATCATGTCAGTTTGGTATATACCTTCAAATTCGTGAAGATAAAAAAGCATGTGAACGACGAAAAGTTTCAAGAATTGAAACAGCACCATCAACATTAGAGGCATTCCTATGACAGGTGTAGTAGCGGCTCCATTTATTCCTATTTCAAAACAAATGCATTCTCATAGAGCAGCACAGGGTGCAATCTATGGAGATCTATTAAGACATATGCATAAAGACATATATGTTATGATGTCTTTAGATCGTCTTAGAGATTATAATGACTATGATGAATTATATGTTTATCATGGAAATGACTGGGGTGGAGATTTAAACTTATTTGGTGGAGTTGCTAATTTCCCTCATGCATATAATTTCAGAAACTTCTCACAATTCAAAGGAAAGGTATATTCACTTGTTATTGATATGCCTGATTATCATGCTCAAGTATCTAGCAAGATTAAATCATCTGATGATAAAGATAAACCAGTTCAAGAAGAATGGCGAGAAGTTGATTGGGATAATCTTAAAAGGATGCAAGATACGTCGGAAACAATTAACCCAGAACCAAATTGGCATAGACTATGTGCTGGCGATTCCCATGCTATTTGCATGTATAGGAATGGTTGGTTAGTTAATTCAGTACCATTCAAAACTCTATATGGTGCTTTAGACATGGGTTTAGAACACTTTCTTCAGGGACGAAGTAAACTAACTGATGTTGAATTTTATTTTGGTAATATAGATATTAGGCATCATATTTGTAGGCAGGAAAATCCTGAAGAATCCCTACTTTCGCTATGTGATAAATATATTAGTCAGGTTCGAGATTTAAAGATCAAGAACAAGGCTATCTACGAACTCCTTCCAATTGAAAATCCATCTAGAACTATACCTAAATCTGGGTGGTTTCAAAACGAGCCATTTTATGGATCGTGGGATGAGCGTAATAAGATGCGGCTTTTATTTAAGTCGTATATGAAAGATAATTGCCAGAAGAATGGAATAGTTTTCAAAGAGTGGATACCACCTGAATTTTATAATCAAGATGGTGAGCTTACTTTTGATGTAATGGAGAAACCTAAATCCGTACATCTATCCCGTGAATATTATCCGTATTGGCAAGGTAAAGAATGGAATGGCATCGAAGAAGATGCCACGTTGGAAGGTTTTTGGGCATGAAACACGCGACAATAATTCCGCTTATTGGCGGAGAAACCATAGCTTCCGAAAACGTCTTTGGATCCAGACCCGAATATATTTTATCATACAGCGCATTTAAAGATAATGAAAAACATTTAATTAATTATTACGATAACGAAATTCCATACCATATTTTAGATGAGGTCGATCATCCTTTTCAGTTACCACCCATTGATGTTATGTCATCGGTTTGTCCATGTGCTGGACTTAGTCAGTATCATTCCAAACCAGGTGAAGGAAACCCAAACAATGAATGGATGCTGAAAACTGCACATTATGTACTAGAAGAAGTTAAGCCAACGGTATTTTGGGGAGAGAATGCTCCTGGCCTTGCTGGTAAGATTGGAAAATTTATACGAGACGAATTAAGAGAAATAAGTAAAGCTGCCGGATATACTATGAGTATATATCGAACCGGTTCTTTATTACACGGTGTTCCGCAAACTAGACAACGTTCTTTCTATTTTTTCTGGAAAGGAAATAAAACTCCATTGCTGAATTATTACGATCGGCCATGGACAAAAATAGAGGACGTAATCTCGAATGTACAATCCAATTTTCAAATGGAACCAATCAATACAAAAACACCGTCGAAAGATGACCCCTACTACCGGTACTTACTTGAAGTTGTGCATAATGGCATTAGTCATTCCGATTTTCAGGACCGATTAAAACAAAAAAATGCAAGAACCAATGATTGCCAATCCTTTACCGAGAGAGCTGGTCATACCTATGATAAGATCGGTGAATGGATGGGAGCCAATGGTTATGAGGGCGAAGTAGAAAAGTGTAAACGTAAACACCACAAATTAACTGTCCTCAAAGGTAATATTATGAGACGTGGAACAATTGTTCCAAAGGATTATATTGGAGCCTTTGTTGGTCACTATCCTACGAGCTTAACACACCCATATGAAGATAGATATATCACTTATCGTGAAGCTTTAACTATTATGGGTATGCCATCTGACTATGAATTACTAGATCCAAAGAAATCAGTAAACCATATATGCCAAAATGTTCCAGTACAAACGGCAGAAGATATGGCAACTGAAGTGAAGGAAGCTTTGGAAGGTAATAGGAACTGGTTAGATAGCACTTACATATTCCAAAATAATAACAATAATTCCTATGAACTATGGGATGAATCAACGGGTGAAACGTTAGAAAGGTTTTTTGAATGAGCTCACCAAATTATATGTATGGAAAAATTCCAGCTGAAGCCCCTGATGCCGAATGGGTACGCCGGGATTATAAATTCAATGAGGAAAATCTGATTAATGAGATTAAGCGTTATATTGATCAGACTTATGAAGGCCATTATTCAAAAAATCAATTTCAGTCATCTGAATTTATTATGGATTGCGGCCATGGTATGGGTTTCTTTCTTGGTAATGTATTAAAATATGCTCAGCGATATGGAAAGAAAGATGGCAATAATAGAGCTGATATCTTAAAGATTGTCCATTATGGATTGCTAGCATTAAATTGCCATGATGAGCAAGAAAAAAAAACAAATCAGGAATTAGATGAACTGGGTGTTGAACCCATGCATGATCCTGAAACGGAATATTATTATGCAATGGGTGAAAGGCAAGTACTTAAAGACGGACAATATGTTCCATCATTTGAAGTTACCGAAGATAGTAATCCCAGATTTCATCTTGCAACTGGAGCAGGATATGAAGAATTTCATCCAAAACTTAAAGCTGAAAAACAAGCCGCAATGTCGAAAGGGCGTAATTCGTAATGGAAGTAGAAATTGATGTAAAAGAGCTACAGACTCGTAAGATCTTTGTAGCCACTCCTATGTATGGAGGAATGTGTGGCGGACAATATACTAAATCGTCCGTAGATCTTGCAATGGCTGCTACTCGATATGGATTAGATATTCGTTTTCATTATATTTTCAATGAGTCTCTTATTACTCGAGCTCGAAATTATTTGGTTGATGAATTCCTAAGAAGTCATTATACTCATATGATGTTTATTGATGCTGATATTGGATTTGATCCAAATGATGTATTGGCATTAGCGGCAATGTCTAGTGATGAAAGTGAATATGATATTATTTGTGGTCCTTATCCCAAGAAAACTATTGCATGGGAAAAGATTAAAGCTGCAGTTGATAAAGGATTTGCTGATCAAGATCCTGAAGTATTAAATAATTTTGTAGGGGATTATGTTTTTAATCCAGTTGAAGGCGTTACTGAAATGAGGTTAGATACACCTCAACAAGTTTTGGAAGGCGGCACTGGATTTATGATGATTCATAGGCGAACATTTGAACGCTATCAAGCAGCATATCCTGAATTTATGTATAAACCTGATCATGTACGTACAAAGTCTTTTGATGGAAGTCGAGAAATTTGTGCGTTCTTTGATTGTGTTATTGACCCGGAATCCAAACGATATCTATCAGAAGATTATATGTTCTGTCAGTGGGCTATTAAAGCTGGATTGAAGATTTGGATGTGTCCGTGGATGAGACTTTCTCATATGGGTTCCTATGTTTTCGGAGGATCTCTAGTTGATCTAGCTCAGATTGGCGCAAGTGCTACTGTTGATGAGAAAAAACTTGGAAGCAAAAAATAACGTTTACTTTCAAGGGATTGTAGTATATAATTATATTATGAAACAAGTGAGGATTACACTATGAAACTTTCTACCGAAACACTTGGGGTACTCAAGAACTTTAGTACCATTAATCCTTCCATCTATTTTCAAGAAGGCAATGTTCTAAAGACTCTGTCGCCACAAAAGACTATTATGGCGCAAGTTGAAGTTGATGATACATTTGATAACTCTTTTGCTATCTATGATCTTAATCAATTTTTGGCTACTTTGAGTCTTTTTGATAATCCAGAATTGGAATTGGATGAAGGATTTATCAAAGTATCAGATGCAAAAAACTCAACC